GTTAGACGACTGGCAAAAATGGTTGCTCAGGCACATGCTCGAACGCTACCCGCCTACACATCCGCTCTATCCAAATCAACTTAGGTTTCGGCAGATTACCGTCACAATGGGTCGCCAAAATGGGAAATCGTTACTAGGCTCCGTTTTAGCAGCTTATGGATTACTGCTACATGAACAGGGAGCACAAGTCATTTCTCTAGCGTCATCGGTAGACCAGGCAAACATCATTTACTCAAGAGTTTTATTTGCAATCAAAAATAACCCGTTTCTAGAAAAACGATTTAAAAAGGCGACTGAGCAAAGAGGTATTCTTACCGCTGACGGCTCTGGACGCTACGATGTCAAACCCGCTAAAGACTCGGCTATTCAGGGCATCACTATGAGCATGTGCATTTTCGATGAGTTACACCTGGCGAAACGGGGCATGTATTCGGCAAGCGTATTGGGCACATCACAGCGTAAAGACGGCATTGTTTTAGGTATCACTACAGCTGGAGACCAGTCAAGTGAAACTCTGCTAGATCTATACAAGTTAGGCACTGCAGCTGCACAGGGAGACCCAGACTTAGAGCGTTTCGGTTTCTTTTGTTGGCAGGCTCCAGAGGGCTCTCAAGTAGATGAGCCTCTAGCACTAAAAAAGGCTAACCCTAGCATCGAGGCTGGACGCTTAGACCTAAACACAGTCTTATCTGACATCCGCTCAATCCCAGAACATGAGGCGAGACGCTACAGACTAAACCAGTTCATTTCAGGCTCCGCTAACTCTTGGATAGCCTCAGAGCTCTTTGCCAGAGCATCGGGTGACGGCATTACAAAACAAGAGGGAGTGGTCTTATCTGTGGACCGCACTAAAAACTGGGAGTTTGCAACTATTGCTGGAGCTCGTAAATGTGAGGACGGCACTTTTGAGACCGAACTTATAGCAACATTTGCAGGTGCCACTGAGAGAGTCCTCTACAACAAAATCAAAGAGTTATACGCTCGAGGCTCTGTTACCGCTGTAGCCGTAGACGATAGACAGTTGCCTAACCTGGCTAAATTGCTAAAACAAGACGGTCTACCAGTTTGGCAGTTATGGACTAAAGAGATTTCTAGTGCCTGCTCAACTGTTTATGCCATGTTTAGCACTGGAGTGGTGAAACATCGTAACGATCCACTTTTGCAGCTGCAATCACCTAAGGGAATAGCAAAATACACTGGCGAGACTTGGCTCATTAGTCGCAAAGAGTCTCTAGGAGATGTGGACGCTCTAATGGCAACAATTATGGCTCTTTATGTTTCTGCGACACACCAAGATGTAGGACTGCAAGTTTTTTGACTTTTGTAATTCTGTGGTATACGGTCTCAAGTAATGGCGACCTTATGGCAACGCATAACAGGCAGAGATGTTGAGAATAGATCAGCAACTCCAATTTTCCCTACCCGCTCAGACTGGTCTGTAGGAGTAAATGAGGCTCTAACCCTCACAGCTGTTTACCGCTCAATCCAAATCATTGCAACACCTATCTCTAAAATGCCTATGCAAACATTTAGGTATGCAACTGGTCTTGAGGTCCCAGTCGAAAACCCTATCTTGGTAAACAAACCTAATTTCTTGGAGAGCAAGAGAGATTTCTTATTTCAGACTGTCGCATCTATGGCTCTGGACGGCAACGCATTTTGGCTAAAGTCTTATGGATCTAATGGACAGGTAAATAACCTAACTCTTATCCCCGCTAACGCTGTAACTATTCGCCTGGTCAATGGCATCAAGCACTATGACTACCAAGTCAATCAGGACACTCCAGTTGCAACTACTACCTCAGACATCCAACACCTAAAACTGTTTAGCAGAGTTGGCTATCTTAGAGGTCTCGGTCCTATTGACGCTTGTAACAAAGACATTGCAGCTGCACTTGAGTTGAGAAACTTTGCAGCTAACTGGTTTAGTTCTGGAGGTATTCCGACAGGCATCCTAAAGACAGACAAGCCTATTGGAGCAGAGGACGCTAATGAAATCACAGAGCGTTGGCACACAAAACAGTCTGAGCGTAAAGTTGCAGTTTTAGGTCAAGGTTTTGAGTGGCAGACAGTCCAACTAAACCCTAGAGATGCCATGTTTACAGATGTGCAGAGCCAGCAAGTCCAGGCTATTGCAAGACTGTTTGGTATTCCAGCGAGACTGCTACTTACAGGCGTGGACGGCACTAGCGACACTTATAGCAATCTCCAAGATGAGTCACAGACTTTTTATCGCCACACAATCATGGCTTACACCGATGCAATCTCGGATGCTCTAAGCGAGTGTCTACCTCGAGGCACAAGAGTTGAGTTTAATTTTGAGGGTCTGTTTAAAGCTGACATGGCTAACAGATTTAACATGTATGAGACCGCTATCAGGGCAGGTTTTATGACTACAGATGAAGTTAGAAGAAAAGAGGGTCTAGAGTGACCGAATTAGAAACTAGAAGTTTTGAGGTAAGACTTGAGGCTGACACTAGAGAAGTTGTAGGTCTTGCTGTGCCTTATGGTCAGACCGCAGACATCGCAGGCATCTATCGTGAGGAGTTCGCTCCAGGTGCAATCCGCTCAGTTGAGGATGTCAAACTGTTTTGGCAACATGACGAGCCTATTGGAAAAGTCGTAGAGGGTAGAGAGACTCCAGAGGGTTACGAGATTAGAGCCATGATCAGTGATACCGCCAGAGGAAACGAAGCGTATACCTTGCTCAAAGATAATGTTGTAAATCGTTTTTCAGTGGGATTTGTCCCAGTTGAGCAAACAAGAGACGGTGACCTAGTTACCCGCACTCATGTTTTATTGAGGGAAGTCAGCCTCGTAAATTTTCCAGCCTACTCTGGAGCATCTGTCTCCGAAGTTCGCCAGGAAGAAACAACCGTTGCCGAAGTGGTAGCGGATTTAACCCAAACAAAGGAAACCGAAAACATGTCAGAAAACATGGAAATGGATGTCCGAGCAGTGCAAGATGAAGTGGCAGAAATCCGCAGAGAACTTGAGCTTGTAAAGACTCCAACAATCGCAGTATCAGCTGCAGAAACAAAGTTCAGATCACAAGGTGAATACGCTAAGGCTCTTGTCTCAGGCGACTCAGACGCTATCGAACTGTTCAGAGCAACATCTGCAGACGCAGCTCTTAGACCAGCGTTCGTTGGCTACATCAACAACCTAATCAACTCAGGTCGTCCGACTCTACAGGCGTTCTCTACAGCTGCACTACCAGCAACTGGTCTAACAATCGAATACGCAAAGGTAAACACAAACACCATTGCAATCGGTAAGCAGACAACAGAAAACACCGCACTAAGCACTGGCGATGTTGCTCTATCAACTGTTTCTGTTTCTGTAAACACATACGGTGGTTACACAAACATTTCTAAGCAGGCTATTGAGCGATCAACTGTGAACTACCTAGATGTAGCGTTCCAAGCGATGTCTCTTGCATACGCAAAGAAGATGAACGCTGAGTTTGTTGCTGTTCTTGCTGGTCTAACTTGGACTGGTAAGACCCTAGACATTTCTGCTCTAACTGCAGCTGCGGTTGCTGGTGGAATTGCTGACGGTGCAGCTTACATTTACAACGCTACTGGTCTATCTCCAGAGTTCATTGTTGCAGGTGTGACCGCTTACAAGCGTCTAGTCTCAATCGTGGACACTGCAGGTCGTCCAGTTGTAAACCAGACTGGTGCTGGAGTAAACAACATCGGTGGAGCAAACATCCCTGGTCTACAGGGCTCAATCTTGGGACTGCCTATTGTTGTAGACCCTGCTCTAGATGCAAAGACTGCTTACATGGCACACTCAAGTGCTCTAACAACCTACGAGGCATCTGGTGCTCCAACTCGTTTGAGCCAGTCAGATGTAACCAAGTTGCAGGACACATACTCTGTTTACGGTTATGCAGCTATCGCTGTGCCGTTTGAGGGTGCAATCGTCAAGCTAAACACTGGAGCCTAATAACTCATGGCTGTAACGGTGGAACAGTTCAGAGCGTATGTCGGAACTAAAGAGGTCTCTACATTTGTGGACTCATGTTTAGCATCTGCTAATCAGATGATCGCAAAGTTTATTGGCACTGCAAATGTGCCTGTAGAAGTTAGAGACTCTGCAATTCTGTCATGTGCCTCTGAGCTGTTTCACCGCAGGTCTGCTCCTAATGGAGTAGCACAGTTCGCAGACTTAGGCACTACAGTTCGTATTGCTAAAGACCCTATGAACGCAGCTAGGGAAATGCTCCTACCGTTTACTGGACCAGGTCTATGAGTAATGAGATAACAGCAAGCAAGGCAGAATTTGCTCTTGATTTGCAGACTGCAGGGTTAGATGTTTTGGACTATGTGCCAGAGCGTATTGTCCCTCCAATAGTTATCATTACTCCAGGTAGTCCGTATCTAGTAGGCGAAACTGTAGGCAATGATTATCGTTTGGCTCTAAACCTAACTCTTGTAGCTGCTAAGGCTACTAACGAGGAGGCTACAGAGGCTCTGGATGAGCTCATTGCCGACACTGTCTCTGCTATTAGTCCACTGGGCTATGTAGTTTTGAGAACAGTAAACACACCATACAGATTAGCTGCAAACAACGCTGAGTATCTAGCCTGTGATCTAAACCTTGATTTATCTATAACACTCTAAAAGGAGAAAAACGATGGCAACATCAACACGCATCAAAGCACACAACATCAAATTCCTAATCGGTGCAACCGAATACGCATGTGACGCAAACATGGTCGAACTAACCCTTGAGGATGCTCCAGGCGATGTTATGACATTTTGTGAGGACCGTCCAGGCGGGGAGTGGAAAATTAACTTGGAAGGATTAGTTAGCGGTGACGCAACTAGCCTTTACAGAGTTTTGTGGACTAACTTTGGCACAGAGGCAACATTTACAGTCGCTCCTCAGGGCAACGCTGTAGGCACAACATCTGCTCCAATTTACACAGGCACAGTTGTTTTTGACCAGTTGCCTCCTCTAAGCCTAACTAGCAACGAGATCGTAAAGTTCTCAGTAGCTCTTACTGTTAAGTCTGCTGTTCACACACCTGCAACAACACCTCCTGTTTACTACGGTCTAACTGTAAAAACTGCAGCTTAGTAGGTTTTGCAATGGCTTATGTTGAGTCTGGCATTTATGTCGAGGGACTCAATAACATGATTGCTGGTCTTAAGGCTATTAGTTCGGATGCTACTAAAGAGGTCCAAGCTCTTAACCTTAAGGTCGGCAACATGGTGGTCAAGGAGGCAAAGGCTATTTTGCCAACTACCCTTGTCCCTAACAGCCGTAGCAAAGGCGATTTAGAGGGCTCTATAAAAGCGTCTAGATCTCTAAAAGGTGTAATCGTTACAGCTGGAACTGGTGACAGGGGAGACATCCCTTATGCTAACGCTCAAAACTGGGGCTGGTTTTATGACAACTACACTCCTCAACCTAAAAACATTTTGCCTAAACAGTTTATGAATAAGGGTGCAGCTAAGGTTAGGGCATGGGCTGGACAGTATTACATTGAGGATCTAATTGCCATTTACAACAAGTATGCAAAACAGGGCGATAAGATTAGTGACGGAAGTTACAAAAACAAACAAAGAGACTACACAATTAGGAGAAGTGCATGACCAATCAGACATTTGATTTCGAAAGTTTGACACTAAACGAAGTAGAGCAGATTGAGTTGATTACTGGAAACAGTATTGACCAGTTGCTCGACGCTGGAAACGCTAAAGGTAAAGCGATGAAAGCGATTATCTTTATTATGAAAAAGAGAGAAAACCCAGAGTTTACGCTGGAACAGGCTGGAGAAATCTCTATGACAGAGGCTAACAGTTTGTTTGCGGGTGTCTCTGACCCAAAAGAATAATTGCAGATAGAGCTGCCGAACGCTTGGCGTTTATGGTGGTCCATGCGGGTTTGAGTTTGACAGAGGTCAGGCAAATGTCCCTCAGGGAATACCAGGCAATAATGGACGCACTACAGACTAAAGGATCTCAATGAGTCAGCTGAAACTCACTATCGTTGGAGACCCTACACCGCTGAGAAATGCGACTAGGGTTGCCGAGACACATTTGCGTAAAATGGGCAAGGTCTCTGACACTGTAGGCAAGAAAATGAACAGTGCCTTTGCAGCTGTGGGTCTGACTGTAGGTATTACCGCTCTCACAAGTGTTCTAAAAAATTCGACTAAAGCTGCGTCTGAGGATCGTAAAAGTCAGGGTCTTTTAGCAAACTCTCTCCGCAATACTTTAGGAGCAACGAGCGAGGCTATTGCTGGCGCAGAAAAATACATTAAGAAAACTCAGCTGTCCAGTGCAGTTCTCGATGATGAACTTAGACCAGCGTTAGCAACTGCCGTAAAGGCTACAGGCTCTCTCTCAAAGGGTCAGAGAATTCTAGACATCGCACTAGATATATCAGCCGAAACAGGTAAAGATTTAGGCTCAGTCACAGGTGCACTAAGTAAGGCATTTAACGGGCAGACTGGAGCTCTAAAAAAACTCGTGCCAGGTCTAAAACTTACTGGCGATGTTATCTCTAATGTTGAGACCCAATTTGCTGGAGCATCTGAGACAGCTGCAAACCTCGACCCTTATAAGCGTTTAGAAGTTATTTTTGCTGACATACAAGAGACAATCGGTGAGGCATTGTTGCCTGCTCTTGAGGAGTTCGCAGCTTATTTGATAAGTCCAGAGGGCGAGAAAAACTTACAAACGATAGTCGATGCATTTGTTTTTATTGCTAAAACTATTGGATTTATTATTAGCCTCATGGTCGAGAACATTGACCTAGTGATTATGTTAGGTGTCCAAGTCCTCCTAATCAAAGGCTATTTTGTTGCTCTTAATGTGATCATTGGACTAACACAGGCTGGAATTATCAAAGCGACCACAGCTCTAAAACTTATGAAAGTCGCATTAGTTAGCACTGGTATCGGTGCAGCTATTGCAGCTGTGGGCTGGTTGGCTGGTTTGTGGGTAGAGGCAGCTGACGCTCGAGAGGAATACGAGTCCATAACACCTGGCACTCCAACACCTGGAGCAATCTCTGGACCTGGTCTAGCTCCAGACGGCACAAGCTGGATAACTATGGGCTTCGAGAGTTACGAGGCTTATCTTGCAGATCTAAAGGCTAAAAAAGCAAGATTAGTTTTCGAAACACAACAAATGGCAGATGCGATTAGAAAAGCCTTAGACTCCAAAATTGACGGCATGAAAAAGGTCGGAGAAAAGTTTAGGGACGCTGTAGCAGTATCATTTGGACTTTTTGGTAAAGATGAATACTCGGTGTTTAATGTCGATTACTTTAAAGGCAAACTCCAGCGTATGGTCGCAGCTGCTAAAGGTTTCGCCTCAAACCTAAAACAAATCCTAAAGACCCCTAACAGCCAGCCTCTAGTCAATGAACTAATAGCAATGGGTCCAGTTGAGGGAAACATCGCAGCTAAGGCTCTACTAGCGTCAGGTGATCTAAAAGAAATCGTGGGACTAAAGAGTAGCCTCTACAACACTGGAACACAGGCAGGTGCAGTGCAGGCAACTATGGGCGATGCGACCTATGAAATCAACATCAACAAGGCAGTCATTAGCGCAGCTGACATTATCAAAGAAATCAGACTTTTAGAAAAGAAAACAGGTAGAAAGTATCTGGTCACATAATGGCTAACGATGTATTTGACATAAAGACAGACCTCTCTATCCGCTACCTAAACCCTACTCTTGGAGCTTATGTCGAGATTGTTGCAGACTCTTTTGAGGTAGAAATTGACAGAGGCATTGACATTGACAATGGAGTTTTAGCAGAGGCATCTATTGGCACAGCGACAATTAAGTTAGTAAAGAAAAACCTATCTGACTTTTTAGGGACTCCAGGCTATAAATCCAGCGATGGAATAGATATTAGATACAGACCATTTCCAGATACTAACCCGCTTATTTATAATCCTTTGTTTACTGGGAACATACAAAATGTTTCTATGATCTATATCAACGAGTCGCAGACTTTAGAGATAACTATTACTGCAGACGACGCTATGCGAAAATTCCAAAATACTGTTTTAGCTTCTCACTCTGTAACTGGCACAGTAACTCAAAGGTCTTTTAGAAACTGTATGACAAACCTTGCTACCGCTTTAGGCACAACTCTTACAGCTGGAGGCACAGGTGCATCTGGGACAACTCAAAGAGCATTTACATTTATAAATGAGCAGGCGGGCACTATTGCCTCAAAATTTTTAGATGCCGAGTTAGGGTGGCTATACTCGCTTAATGACGGGTCTCTTAGTTATTTGACAAGAGCAGATGTGGCAACAAAACAAGCTCTACCATTTGTGCCAGGTAATCCCTCAATTAGCAATGTGCACTATACAGACCTAATTACAAATGGAACTTTTGAGGTAAACACTACTGGCTGGTCTCCAGGCACTAGCGTAACGCTTACCAGAGACACGACAACTTATTATGCAGGTATCGCCAGTATGAGAGTAAACTCTACAGCGACCACAAGCACTGCCTACACTTTTCTAACAAACACAACAATGACCGCAGTTCCAAATAGCAAATACAAGGCATCGGTCTGGGTAAAGGCACAAACAAACACTCCCACTGCAAGAGTGCAAATTGCCTACATAAACTCAGGTGGCTCTACGATCCAATTAGACTCGGGTCCATTTACTGCAGTAAACACAACTGGCTGGACTCAAATAGATGTTACTAGCGTGGCTCCGACTGGAACTGTAAGGGCAGAGGTCAGAGTGCAAGCAAACAAGACATCTGCAGCTATAGCATCTCTATGGGCAGATAATGCAAAACTACAAAACTTGACTAATATTTCACCTGCTCACTATTGCCTAGACAATTTAGTTTTAGGTTACGACTCGGACACTCTTGTAAACAAATGTGTAGTTATAGACGGCACAGGTGGAACTAAGTCAGTCGCATCTAATGCAACATCTATAGCTGCTAACGGTGAACAGTCAGCAACCTTTACAGTAGATTTTGATCCAGCGGGTGCAAGCACTTTTGCTCAATGGGCTACTAGGGTGGTGAACTCGGCAACTATAAAACAGGTTAGACAAGTTACTACTCCAGTTATTAGAGATGACGGCAAAGCGGGCTCTATAGCAGACGCTCAACCCGCTAATGTAATCCAAGTAGAATTTGCACAAGACCCTCTACCAGCTTTGCAAGTGGTCTCAATTATGAGCAGAGTCAATCACATAATTACGCCTCAACATTGGGAAATGAACATTGGACTTTGGAGAGGCATCTAATGAGTGTTGAGACATGGGTTTACATACTCAGTGGAGTTGTTGGAGGGACTGGAGTTTCTAGTCTTTTTAAATACCTAACAAACCGCAGATTTCAGAGCATTAGCCTGGAGGAGAGATTACGAGCTGAGATGTTGGCAAGTAATAATGAACTCAAAAACGAACTCGCCACGCTAAAACAAGAATTAGACCAATGGCGGGACAAGTATCTAAACTTACATAGAGAATATACAAGGCTAAAAACAGCCTTTGATAAATTAGTAAAGGACAAGAACAATGGCTAAAGAACCAGTTTTGGCTCCAAAAGTAACTACTACTTGGGGAGAGCCTCACGACCACACAACTCCAGAAGTTGCTCCAGTTGAGGAAGTAGTCGCAGACAATGAGTGAAACATTTACCATTACAGAGGGTAGATTTGATTTAGTAATCAACGCTGGATCTACTTTTCCAAACCCATTTCAGCCAGCGGTCTTTTATCCCACAGACAATGTGGGTGCTCCATTTTCACTAACTGGCTGGACTGCTAAATTACAAATCAGAGAGACACCTCAAAGCTCTGCACACATTGACATCATCCCAACTGTAAACACCACAGACAACTCTGTGTCTTTTTCTTTGACTGCAGCTCAAACTGCTCTGCTAACAAAAAACTCTTATGTCTGGGCATGTGAATTGACTCAAACATCTACAGGCAAAGTTATGACACTAGCCAGAGGATTAGTTGAGGTTGCTCCAGAAATCGTTAGAGCAGACTAATGACTACCCTTATACATCCTCTAAGTCCAGCAACTATTGTGGACACTTTTGGCACACACTCTGAGCTCCGCAAATCTCTAGGACTAGGTCCACACAGAGGAGTCGATTATGCCGTAAAGCGTGGAACACCACTAAAGGCTGTAGGGCGTGGAACTATCGTAGGCGTCTATGAGTCTAAGATTTTAGGTTGGGTTGTCGAATTGAGAACCTATGCAACCGCTGAGAAAATTCGCATTTTCGCTTATTGTCACTTAGACAAGGCTGAGGTCAAAGTTGGAGACAAAGTAAAACAAGGCGACATAATCGGCAAATCAGGCAACACAGGGACAAGCTCTGGACCTCACCTGCACTTTATGTGTGGCAAGGCAGAGCACCTGGCAACATCTCCAGTAGAGGACCCTTTACAATGGCTCCCACAGATAGGACAAAAATAATGAAGTATTGGATCACTAGAACTCTCCGCATCGTAGCATTTGCTGTAGCAACAGGCATCGCATTTATGGGAGCAGGCAATGTGTTCGGCATCTCTGCAGTTGAGTCAGCTGCATTTGGAGCCGTAGGAGCAGTGTTAGGTCTTTTGGCTACATTGCTGTTTACCTATGCAGGCAAGGCATCTGTCCCAGACGAGGACTTTGACAGTGCAATCAACAAGGCGATTGAGTCTGTATCTAGTGAGGCAAAAAAGAAAAAGTCGTAGGGTATCGCTATAGTTGAGACATGACTATTGACCAACAAATAGAAAAACTCGGCAGGGCTAAATTACTAGGCTATTTTGACCACGACTCAGATGAGTGGCATGAAGCTCGTAAAGGTGTAGCAGGCTCTCTTGTAGGCACTCTCATGGGACACAATCCCTGGCGGTCTGCATACACTGCATACTATGAATACTTAGGCGAACTGCCTCGAGACTCTGCTCCCTCTATGGCTATGAAACTAGGCACAGTATTTGAGCAACCTATACAAGACCTATGGGTCTCAGAAAACTCAGACTGGCTAACTGCTCACAACACAGGGACATGGGCTAGCGTTTCCGAACCTAGATTTAAAGCGAACCCAGATGCGATCATTGAGTGGGCTGACGGCTCACTAGGTATTTTAGAAATCAAGTTCTCTAGAAATCCAATGAACGAGTTACCTCCTCACTACAAAGACCAGGTGATGTGGTATATGCATGTTTTAGGTTTAGAAAAAGGCATCCTCGTAGCTGTGGCTAATGGCGAAATGGTCGAGCATGAAATTGAGTATGACCAAGATTATGCTCTCGAGCTTGTCGATAAAGCCTATGACTTTTTGATGTGCATTTCTATGCAAGAGGCTCCAGACTGGGACGGTAGCAATTCGACCTATGAAACTGTCCGCACTCTAAGTGAGCACATCCATGACGGTGACATCGAACTAGGAGACCTTTACCCTCAGTTGATGAGAGCAAAAGAAATAGCAGAGGAGACAGAGCAGGCGTTTACACTGCTAAAGTCTAAAGTTTTGCACCTTATGGACGGTGTAAAAGTAGGGCTCTATCAAGGCGATAAAGTCTTATCATTACAGGCTCGAGGCTCGGGTCTGCCATTTATTGTTTTTAAGAGAGGATAACAAAATGGGTTTTATGGATGATTATGTGGATGTAAGCGAGAGAATAAGGCGTTTTAAGGAACTTTTCCCTACTGGATCACTACAGCAAGTATCTTTGCAGTTCATTGACTTTGCGGGTAAATCATGGGTTGTCTACACTGCAGCTGCATACCGCACTCCAGACGACATCCGTCCAGGTCATGGAACAGCGTGGGAGCCAGTGCCAGGCAAGAGCAATTTCACAAGAGACTCCGAGACCAGCAATGCAGAGACATCCGCATGGGGACGAGCAATCGTGGCTGTTTTAGCATCTGACACAAAGAGAATTGCCTCAAGAAATGAAATCCCTCAAAAACCCGCTGTGACCGAGACAGAGAACTTTTTAGCAACGGCACACCTAGAGTTCGAAAAGGGAGACATCGAGGCTCTACGAGGCGTTTATAAGCGGGCTAAGGCTACTAGAGGAGTAACTCCAGAAACTTTGCAACAAATCGAGGAACTGGCTAAGGGTCTAAAGAAATGAAATGTCCCCCGACAGTGAGAGGAACCGCCAGGGGACTGCGATCTAAAGACCGCTCAAGGCACGACCAACTGTGCCATACAATTAGCATTACAACTTTGAGAGAGAGAGTCAAATGAGTGCAGCTAGTGTCGCAAGTGTTTTGCACCACTCACACCATGTAGGGACCGCCAAGTTAGTTTTAATTGGTATTGCCTGGCATGAGGAGGAAACTGGCGGAGGAGCTTATCCGTCTATTAGTCGTCTAGCAAATTATGCTGGAGTTTCAGAGCGTCAGGTTATTCGAGCATTAGCAGTGTTAGAGGAGTCTGGCGAGCTGGATGTGGATCGTCATAACGGTAGAAGTTATGGTGGTCCAAAAACAAATCGCTACTGGATAAATATCCCTTGTCCAGAGGACTGTGCTGGAGACATTTGGCATAGACGATTTGATGATTATGTGCCAAAATTCAGGGTTGTGGATAATAGGTGACATCTAAGGTAGCAATAGGTGACACTAATGTCACTTAATAAACAATATAAAAAACAATATAAAAACAAAAGAAATTATTAAGAGAGAGGCTGTGGATAACATGGCAAGAGTTCAGGTCCAGATCACTGTTTCAGGCGTAGCTGAGAACGGAGACTACAGAGGCAGAGTTGTCAAAGGTTGGGAGACTTTTCAGATAACTGTCAAGGGAGAACAAATCACAAAAAAGCGTCAATGGACTATGTGGCTAGATGCTCCAAGTGAAATTGGCAAAGATGATGTCGTTTCATTTGTTGGAGACTTAGGCACAAAGGCAGGCACATTTGAGAAAGACGGTCAGACATACCAGGTTGTCGAACACTCACTAAACAATGTGACCTACAAGGTGGACACTAAAGCTGCACCACAGGCACCTAAGGCAGAAACCGAATTCACTCAGGTAGCACCGTTCTAAAATGAAAATCAGGGTTTATGGTGAACCAGCTCCGCAGGGCAGTAAGACCGCAGTAGTTCGTAACGGTAGAGCGATCATGTTTGAGAGTTCTAAAAAGTTACCTGGCTGGAGAGAGACTGTCGCTATGGCATGTCGAGTTGCAGCTATGGAATACGATGTGCCACTACTCGGACCGATTGACCTCAAGCTGGTTTTCCATATGCCTAGACCTAAGAGTGTGAGCAGGCAATACCCAAACACAATGCCCGATTTGGACAAACTAATTAGGTCAATAGGGGACTCACTACAGAGCTCAGGTGTGCTCTCCAATGACGGTCAAATAGTTTCCATAATCGCTGACAAGGTTTACGCTGTAAGTCCAGGGGACATGGGCGTGGAGATAGAAGTTACAAAGAAACCATGATCCGAGAGGTCTGCAGTTGTGGAGCAGAGTTTGAGACAGACGACCGAGATGCCGTCATTTTGGTAAAAAACTGGCGTAGGACACACAAACACACAGAGAAGCCTCCAGAGGCACCACAGGGCGTTTTTCAGGTGGCAGGCGATAATCAGGTCGCTCTAGGTTTCCAACCTCTCTACGAGCCTCCTGAGCCCGATTACGATGATGGTAACAATTAGGTAAACACTCTCGACACACTCTTGCTCAATGTCGGCGCTGGATGTTAGTCTCTAAACATACAGACCAACTGTAAAAAATGATTGAGAGGAAATCATGCAAAAAGCACTAACATTTCTAGTCACAGTAATGTCACTACTGGGATTTGTTCAGCTAGTAGATCTAATCGCAGAGAGACCACAATACGGAGTGCCATTACTAGCAGTCCTAGTCGCAGTCTGGCTCTATGCAGCTTTAATCGGCTGGAGAGATAAACGATGAGTCAATTACAAGCTGCCTCAAATGCCAGCAACAAAACAATTACAGTCAAAACAGTGATCCTAAAACTGTTAGAACTATCACCAATGACAGACCCAGAGTTATGCGATGCATACCGAAACATGTCATACATCGGACAAGCTCCAACAACATCAGACCAAAACATCCGCACCAGGCGAAACGAATTACACAAACTCGGATTAGTCCAGGTAGTCGGAGTAACTAAAACCGCATCTGGCAGAGATGCAAGGATTTGGAGTAAAGCATGATTACCAGTAAATGCACATGTGACAACTGCAAAGCCTATGACGCTGTGCCTAAAGCCTTAGGAGCAACAAAAGTTGGAGCACCACAACCTAAACCACAAATACCTGGACAGTTTAAATGGAAACCAATGTTAGCTGCAGACAAGTATTGGACTTACCTAGTCACCTGCAAGATTTGCAAATGGGAAAAATTCAGCGATTACCCAAATGTCCAAGAGTGGCTCTGGTTTCACTACGCTGACGACTGCAAAAACCCTAGTAAGAGGTGGAGTAAATGAACAGACAACAACGAGCAAACTGGATGTCTACA